TTTTCTCTCACCCTAATCTCCTAATATACTACTATGGCTAATTCCATCGCAGCTGCTCCAGCAGTTCTCGCCCAGGGCGTCATCAAGGCCCTCGCTAACAAGTTGCCCGTCCTGAACGGCTTCTCCACCGTCTTCACCTCGTCCATCCAGGGCGCCGGCAAGACCATTCAGGTTCCCCTGATTGGCACGTCGACCGCTACCGAGTTTGGCTCGGGCGGATATTTGACGCAAGACGACGCACAAATCACGGCTTCCTCAGTAACCCTTAAACATTTTAAGGTTTCCAGCCGCTTCTCCCCTCTCGACATCCGCGAGTACGGCGTCGGCTTCTTCGCCAACAACTTCGTCGAGACGGCTGCTATCGCCCTCTCCCAGAAGTGCATGAACGAAATCAACAGCCTCATCACCGTCGCTAACTTCGCCTCTGGTACCGTCACTGGTGCCGCCCTCGACTACGCTGAAGTGGTCGCAGAGCAGAAACTCCTCGACGACGCCAAGGCTCCAGACAAGCGCGCTCTGGTCCTTAATAACAAGTATACCGCTGACCTCCGCTCGGATGCGTCCATCATCGCTGCCTTCCAGCTCGGTGCCAACGTCATCTCTACCGGCTCTATCGGTAGCATCGCCGGCGCTCAGGTCTACCAGTTCAGCAATCTTGCTGCCAACTCGGAGGGACTCGCAGGATTTTTGTGTGGAGCCGACTCCATCGCGGTGGCGACTGCACTGCCCTTCAACGAAATCCCGGGTGCTGATGTGTCTCAGGCCACCGACCCAGCAACGGGTCTCTCGGTCCAGGTCATGATTATCCAGGAAACCAGCGGCTTTCTCAACGTGACTGCAACCTTACTGTTCGGTGTTGCTGTCGGTCGTGCTACCAGCCTCCGCCGCCTCTGCAGCGCATAAGCGTTGCGGCCTAGCCGCTTAAACGAGACCCCCTTGCCTAACCGCTTGGGGGTCTTTTGTTTTTACTCCCTGCCAAGGTTAGACCATGAACTACTCGGAGACCCTACTGACGGACGCTAAGGAGTTTGTAAACGACTGGGGTATCCCCATGACGTGCGCCACCGCCGAGGTCTTCCGCGTCATGGCCTCCGACGCCGCCGTCCAGCAGACCCTTGATGCCGGCGGGTTTGTTAACCAGACCTCCTTTAACCTTAAGGTCATCGCTACGACCACCGCGTGGACCACCGCAGACGGGGACGTGGGTGGCTCTACAGGCTCTTTGTCTGGCGGGGTAGCCATCTCCGCTCTCGCCATCGGTAAAAAGGTCACAGCGGCGAACCTAGGCCTACGTATCGTGGCATCCCTGTATAAACCCGGCTCGGCTTGGGTCATCCTAACGGTCCACACGGACACCCAGTAAGTGGCGACCACGGTCCAAGTCGTAGTCAATAAGGCTTCCTTTGACCGCTTTCAGTTTGCCCTAGCTGAGTTCCGACTGGCGGCTGGTATCTCTATGCGGGACGGCTTCATTCGCGAGGCTGGTTTCTGCTGCTACGAGTTCATGCGCTACAGTCCCCCAATGCCCAAGAGCGGGGGCGGTGGCCTGACCGGGACCGCTAAACGCTGGGGCGACGAGGCCGTGAACGTGGACATTCAAACCCTGTTCCGTCCAAAGGACGACCCGGGTGCCGCCTTCCAGAAGATGGGCGAGGCCGTGAGCAAAGGCGATCTAGGCGGCTTCCTCCGCTGGCAAGGTATCGCCAAGGGAAGCATGACTAAGAAAGCAAACGGCTGGTATCGGCAAAAGGAAGGCCGTGACCCTCGCGGTATCTTCCAGAAAATCCTCCTGGGCGGTAATGCTCAAAAGGACTTCCAAGCATTTAAGAACCGCTTCGGCGCTAGCTTCACCGCCAAGGAAGCACCCAAAGAAACGACCGACCTTGCGGGTATCCACAAGCAATTCAAGGACCGCTATAACGGACGTATCCACAAGAACAAAGGCCCCGCCCTTAACGGCAATAAGTTCCTCGTCGATGGGCCAAAACTTAAGGCCTACATCGAGCTGCGCAAGAAGGCCGTCGGCTTCCTCAAGGGAGGCTGGGCTAATACGCTTATGTCCCTGCCAACCCCCAAGAAGACGGAAGGCGTCCAGTTCGCGTCGACCTCTAAGGTGCCCAAATGGATTACCCGCAACATGGGGGCCAATGGCTATTCAAGGTTTGCCGGCAATCAGGCCACGGGTAACTTCACCCTAATCATCGGCAACAACCAGGGCGACAACGACGGCAGGGCGACCTCCGCTAAAACCCTTAACCACGTTATCAACGTACGGGCCAACAAACTAGAGAAGGAAGTGGAACGTCGGCTAAAGAAACCAATCGATTTATTTAACAAACCATAAACCCAATGGGCACCAAATCCATCCGTCATATTGTGGAGACCGCTGTCTCTACCTACCTCACCGCTCAAGCCGAGTTCGCGGGCATCCAGATCAGCACGGGCGACTCTGCCGACGTGCAGTCCCTGCCCCGCATCATCTGCTACTGCCCAAGCGCAAGCCCGCCCCCTGACCTCCCCGAAGGCCTTGGCAACTTCCTCGCCCAGGTTGAAGTCCACGTCATGTCCTCCGCCGACGATACAAACCTTACGACCCATCGTGCCCGGTGTGCCGCGGTCGCCGGCTACATGGACAGCGTGACCGACCTTGGGGCTGTCTTTACCTCTCAGGCCGATGCGGCTTTATACGACATCACCCCCCAAGCCGAGGCTGACGACCACGAGTCCCGCATCTGGCACACGACCCTGTCTTACGGGGTACTCTGCGTCCTCCCCGCGTAAGGTTGACCGACCCCCCAAGGTTAAGAACTCACTATGGCTGCAACTCTAAAAGGCGTCACCTGTCTCTACGGCGTGGCTGGAACTGTATCCAACCTCTTTGTTCAGTCTTACACGCTGACCAAGAACTACGAGCTGAACGATACCGTGCAGGACGAAACGGGTAAGACCGTGACGGCCCGCTACGACGGCGTCATGCGCGAATTGACCGTGGACGGTATCGTCAAGACCACTGATATGCCAGAACTCGGTGCATGGCTGACCTTCACGGTTGCCACTGATGTCGCCCCTTCTCAAATCTTTGAAGGCATCATCGAAAGCCTTGAAGAAAAGGGCGGCAATAAGGAGTTCGTCAAGGTTAGCATCAAGTCGAAGCAGTGGGAGTCCATTGCTAAGCCTGCCTAATCCTTGGACAAACGTTTCGTCCTAGCCTTTACGTCGCCGTCCCGGGTCATTATCCTGGGACGCTTCGTTTACCCGTTTTGCCTTAAGCATCGGCTGCACCTAATCGCCCTTGAGTCTCCGCTTGTCCTGAGCGGTAAGGAGATCACGGCGGCGGACCTCCTCCTGGCTGTCAAGGTGTGCGCCGAGGAACCCATCGACCGCGTCACATGGCGAGACCAATGGGAGGCCCTAAAGATGAAGCACCGCCCGGGCTATCTCAACGCCCAGCTGGACCGCTTTGTTAACTTCACCCTGCTCACCCAGTGGCCTAAGTTCTGGGAGAAGCGGAGCGCCGAGTCTGGCTCGGTGAACTCTGTCCCTTGGGTCTTACAGGTGGTCAGTAACCTAATGAAAAACGGCTTCACGGAGGAGCGGGCTTGGATGATGCCGGAGGCTCAAGCGGTCTGGATGTCCACGGGCTTTAACAGTATTGCGGAAGGTGGCTCGCGTATCGAGCTGCTGACCACCGAAGAGGAGGAACTCCAGAAGGAACTCCTTGACCAATCGGCAAGGGTAAGAACCTCCGATGGCCCGCAAACTTGAACTAGACCTAGTAGCCAAAAGCAACGCGGACGTTGTATTGAACCGCGCCAAGACTGCCGCTAACAACTTTGCCAACGGACTAGCCTCAAAGTTTACAGCCGCCTTCGGGGCGATGGCCCTCCTAGACAGGGGATTGATGGCAGTTCAACAAGGCTTTGAGTTTGTCGTTAACTCGGTCAAGAAGTATGCCGACATCGCCGACCAAGCCGGAAGGTCTGGCATGGATGGAGAGGACTTTCAGCGCCTAGCCTCCGCCGCAAACCTAGCCGGGGTTTCGATGCAAACAGTCTCTAAGGCTGCTCGCGAATTGCGTATCCTTATGAAGGACGCCGCTAGTGGCAACGCTGCAGCGACCCAGAAACTTGTAGCCCTTGGCTTTACAAACGACCAAATTAGTAAGGGTACAATCAAGACCACGGATGTCTTCCTGCAACTTGCTAAGGCTATGGAGGTGGCTGGCTCTGATGCGGACAAACTTACCATCCTGACCGCTATCTTTGGCGACAAGGTTTCAGCCGATCTCCTTCCCCTTCTCGACCAGACGCGGCTTAAACTCCGCCAGACTTTTGGCGAGACACCCATCATGGACAACCAAGCCCTCCAAGACTTGGACAACATGATGGACAAACTTGGAAAACTCGGGCAACTCCTGCAATATATTGCCGCCACATCTGCCTATCAGGCAATCTTTGGGCGGGGTGCTGGGGGTGCTGCAATCCGAGAGTTTTTCACTGGTTTAATCCCTGGCAGTAATTTCTTAATCGCCGGCGCTCAAGGTCTCGCCTCTGCTGGTGTAGCTGATAGTAAAGCAAATGGAACCGACACCGGGCCAATCCCTAACACCGCCGCTTTGACTTCTGTCGGGGCCAAGATTGGCGAGGCCGCGATGGGCTCGGGCGTGATCGGCGTCGGCGCCTCACCGCAGATTGCCCTCGCCGAGGAAGCCAATACTAAACTCGATAGCATTGACTCGAAGCTCGGGCAGTTGGTTAATTCTGGTGGCATTAAAGACCCGACTAAAATGCAAATCAACAGGTTCCCTCTCCGCACCCCTGGCTCTCAATAAACTCTTATGGCTGTAATTAAAAAGGGCGACGCCCTCACCACCGCAGTCCAGCAAACAAACTGCAACGTCACAAACGACGGCTATGGCCTACTGACCTCGACCGTCAACTGGCAGGGCGACCTTGCCGGAACACCTGTCCTCAAGGGCTCGGACCATCCAGAGTTCTCCTTCATGAAGGCGTGGAAAATCCAGCGCGAGTTTACGACGACCAGTCGGATTGAATACAAGGTGGACTACGTCGGCATCTGCACGGAAGCGGACGGGGAAGCAGAGTCCCCTGGTCTATGGACTGTAGCGACCAACACGATTGCCAACATCAGCGGTGCCGCGTCCCTTGCTTCCGAGGGCATCACCTCGCACCCTAACTTCTTTGACGGCACTACACCAGTTGGATTAGATCCTGAAGACTTTATGATTGCCGGACACGGCACTGGCACGGGTTCGGCCCCTGTCTATCCATTGTCTACCTTAGTTGAAAATGAGTATGTCGGGATGAAAGGCGCACACTTCAAGAAGATTGGCACGACCTATCAGTTCACGGGCTTCAAAGACCCGAACTCACTCTACCGCGGTTACTACGGAAAGTCCAACTACCTTGCACCGACCACCGGCCTGTCGGGCATCATCTACACAAGCAGCGACGAGGTCGTTCAGAAGTTCATCGAGAACGTCGGGCACAGTTCATTACTAAACGGCTGGGCGGCTGGTCCTTTATTGGTCCCGACCTTCATGGGCGAAGACAACTGGGAAGGCCCGAACGGCGCTCAACTCCTTTTGTCGGGCGTTAACTTCGAGCAGTATGGGCACATCTACAAATGCTCCTACCAAATCCGTATTAAC